AGATTGGAGTAACATGTATGAAATAAGGTCTTAATTCGTTAAATGCGTTTTCATTAAAAGAATTTGAATAAGCATCATCTACCAATTTGTTATATTCATTCAAATTATCATCAGTTAAACCTTCGGAACTTAATGTCTTAAATCTATCTTTTATGTTATTATATTCGTCAATAATCTTATTAACGATTTCTTTTAATTCTTCTTGTTTTTCTTCTTTCGCATTTGTTTCAGTGTTTACTGGTACATTCAATACTGCGAAATTTGGTTTGCCATACATTTCAACAGAACCAAATAATCCTTTAGGTTGTTTCTTTGGTTTAGATGCTGGAGCATTACCCAATAATTTATTCAAACTAGACTTTATGAAATTTTGATATTTTGGGTCAACTACTGTATCAAAGTCAGGAGCATTTAATAATTGTTCTGCTTCTTCATTTGATAATGTTTTACCTTCTTTTCTAGTTTTCCAAAATTTAAACACCAATGACTTTGTATTAGATTTTTCATCTTCTAGCAAAAAGCCACGATTATTTAAAATCTTTTTAGCTTCTTCTAATAACATTTTAACTCCTTATTTTCCATATAATTTAAATGCTTGTATCACCATTTCATACTGTGGATAACGCAACATCATACCATCTCTTAAATCATTCCAAATATCAGATACACCATTATACCACATTACAAACCACCATAGGTTTGATGTGCCATAAATGTTCTGTGAAATGATGTCAGGGCGACCAACTTCATAATAGTGTACCATATATGATTTGGTTGTTCCAAAATCATAGTTCCCGAAGTCAATACTACCAAGGTCATACTCTTGGAATCCCTCGGTATTTTCTTCTTTTAAATAATTTGGTCTGTATGTTATGTTATTCATTTATTAAATTAATACTCCAATTTTTTAGAGTCTATCCATCTGATAGTTTCGTATTCATATTTTTTCTTAAACCAGGCCAAGGCTTGGGTTTCTGCAAGGTTATCATTATCTGTAAATTCTATTTTTGTTTTTGTAGCCATTTCGCCATTTGTATCTGTATAACAGATTGTAACAGAATAGTAATTACCTTCTTCTTTTTCAACCAAATAGCCATTTTTATTCAAAATGCTTTCTGCTTCTTCCAATCTCATTTTCACCTCGTTTTAAATGTTTACCCAATATAAATAAATCCGGTGTGGGGATTCTTTATCAATTCTTTCAATAGCAGCATCGTATCTTTCTTTATATGAACTATACAATGAGTCAGCATTTAACTGACCACCACCAGCAATACTCAATGAATACTTTCTCAAAGCATTAGTCCAAATCATACCTGCTTTACATACTACCAATTCTTTGAACCAATAATCATTAAAGACCTTGAATGAACTTTGTCTTTTTACTACTTCCATTAAACCATGAACAGGTTTTTGTGGCGAACCCCAAACATGTAATACTTTCTCTTTGGCATTATAACTAACTTGGAAACTTTGTCCCAAATCAAATTTAACCTGTTTCAACCAAACTAATTGAGCATTGAAGTTACCCATTACATCACCATAACTAGAATCGCCATAGCACATTCCATTATAGTTAAATGAGTTCATTCCCTGTACAGTATCGTATAAAACATTGTGTGGAACTGTGAATAATTCGTTAATGTTTCCCAACCAACTAGCAGTTTGGAAATCTACAACAGATTCAAGTTCCTGGCAAATCTTATAATGGGTTTTACCAGGTAGCAATTCCATACAAAGATAATCACGATAATTACCTTCTTTGTAATAGTATCTCCAAATATATTGTACAGTATCTCTAATTATATCCAATAATTGAGCATCACTAACTTCTACACAAATGACTGGAGAACCTAATTGACCTTTAATATAAGCAATTAGTTGTGGAACATTCTGTATTTCATGGTCTGCCATAAAGCGGTCGCCATCACAGCAATAATTTGGTGGACCTGGACGCCAGTGATGTGGAGGAGGTGTCATAGCCTGTGCTTGTGAATGGTGCCCGTTATTCACCCAAGGTGGTCTTGGATGTGGCTTATTTTCAATTTCTTCATTATTTGCCATATTGTATTTATTAACTTGCTAATTGTTCCTGTTCTAACAAGTATAATTCTTCCAAAGTCATTTCTTGAACCAAACCATTATCATATTCCACAGTCACTCTAGCATCACCAGTTAAACATTTATATTCTTGGTTTACGAACTGCTCGCCATTATCTCTAATTTGTTTTTGCAACCACGCTTCATCTCTACCTTCAACTTCAAACCATTGGATTTTACATGGGATAAATGAGTTCTTACCTGCAACGGCTTTAGTCCAAATGTTGTAGAAATGGTTCATTCCCTTTGGAGTTGAAATCAAAATCATCATAGCATCTTTTTTAGCAGCTTGTGTTGGGAAAACAGACTGCATAAACTTTTCAGCCATATTATCATCAATGAACGCAAATTCGTCAACAAGGAGAAGGTCAATAGATTTACCACGAACAGATGAACTAGAACTAGCACCAGTAAAAATCTTTGTTTCGTTTTCCATAGTAATTTCACCATTGTTCCACTTCACCAATCCCTGTTGTAACCACATTGGCAACTTAATGTATGCGTTCTTAATACGAAGCAAAATTTCTTCTGCCTGGGAAGCCTTGTTTGCTAGAACAGCAATAGTCTTTGACTTATGGAACAAAGCATACCAAAGAATATACAAGGTCGCAATAGTAGTCTTACCAGTTTGACGGCCCATCATAATAATTCTGTTATTCTTATCTGGGATTTTCGCACAAATGGTCTTTACAATCTTTTCCTGATATGGTCGCAAACACATCTTTTCTTCGCCTGCAGGACCAATAATTGTAAAGTATTTTGCGAAATGGAATATACTCTTTTTACATTTAATATATTCTTTGATTTCTTCTTCAGTCATGGGAATGGATTCGCCAGCTCCCCTTAACATTTCATTCTTAAAAAACATAATCTCACCTCATCAATTCTTCAACTTTATCTTCAATTTCTTCTTGACTTGGTTTACTATGGTTATACAAATAAGCACCATAATACCAATTCTTAAGTTCATTTAGTATCGCACCAAATTGAGAACCATGTACACCACTATCTATAATAGCATTACTCAATTTCTTATTATCAGGCAATACATTTTCTGCCAAATCAGTTAAGATTTTTCTTTCTTTGTTAGAAATTGCTTCATCGTTGATTACATAATTTACTTCATTCAAAATTTCAAAATCTTTATTCGTGAAGATAGTTAATGTCTTGTTCAAGTCTCCATACAAATTATTTGTAAAGCCAAGTGCACCATAAACATATTTCAAAGTTTTCATTAAATCATTTTCCAATCTAAACAACTTTATACATTCAGGTAAGTTGTCGCAATCGTAGAATAACAAACCAAACAAAACCTTTGTGTCAGCTTCTGTTTTATCCATCTGAGCATATTTTCTAGTTAACTGTTTTGCGAACTTCCAGTTGATTAACATTTCAGGGTCAATTACTTCATTCGCACCAGTTTTCATTAACAATCCAATAACATCAGCAAAAGCTTGTTTACCATATTCAGCAGTTTTCATTAGTTCAGCACCAATTCTTTCTTTTGCGATTTTATCCAAATTGCCCTTAATGTTCTTAATACCTTCCATAGTTTCAGGGTCTATCTTCATTCCAAATCTAGCTGCGAAACGCATAGCACGAATAATTCTTAAAGCATCTTCACTAAATCTCTGGTTAGAATCACCGACTGTTCTAAGTATATTATCGTCTAAATCTTGTTCGCCATTGTAATAGTCAATTAAATTACCTCGGCAGTCAATACCCATAGCATTTATTGTAAAATCTCTGCGGGCTACATCGTCCTTAAATGACTTGGTAAATTGAACCGAGTCAGGATGTCTACCGTCACTGTAATCTCCATCAGTACGGAACTGTGTTACTTCAAAAACTTCATCCTGCCATTTAACGAGAATAGTACCGTGGGCTTCACCATTGTTAGAAGTACATTTGAAGTTATCGTACAATTCGTCAATCGGCATATTAGTTGCTATATCTACATCGTGAATTTTAGGGTCGCCTTTTTGTCCGTTTTTATACCAGCGGACTATATCACGAACACAACCACCTACTAGATATGCTTCGTAACCGAATGATTCAATCTGTTGGCACAAATCAGTACCAATTTGAACTTCTTCATTGAATAAAGATAAATCAATTTTCATAATTACTTAATTTGTTTCTTTGTATATTTCTTAATTACGCCTTCTTTACACAAATAGTTAAAGAATTTCTGTTTGTAGCCTCTAGTATAGGCTGAACATACCTTCAATCCATATTCAGCTACTTTAGTTGGGTCATATTCAAATTCATAGATTTCTTTTATTAAGCCATCTTTTTTAGCAGCTTTTAATTCTTCATCTGTAATGAATGAAAAATATGTTTTATAACGAGTAATCATTACTGCGTGATTACCTTCTGCTGCTTTAATAGCGGATTTCTTAATTCTACCAGTAGCAGTTCTGTTAGCAACTGCATTCTTACCACCAATTCTTTGTATATGGAGTTCTTTAAACTTCTTATTTAATTCGTTTGCTTTTGCTTCCCAAACACCACTATGGCCGAGTCCGTCAGTTCCCCAACCAAGAGCATTACACCATTTACGGCTCAAAGCATAACCAACTTTATTAGCAGCTTTTATTTGTTCTTTTGTAATGGAAGCATTGTGAAAATAATGGCACATTTCGTGAACGAAAGTGTTTCTAAAAGCAGCATAGTCAGTCAATTCATTTCTATTCAAAATGATTTCAAGTGTAATAATTTGTTGTTTAACTGTATTAAATTGAGAAACACATCTACCCAATGCTTTTAAATGACTAGACCAAGTTAATGTAATTGGCTTTAATTTGCCATTGAAATATAATTTGTTAAATCTTTTAAATTCCTTTTCCAAGAAACTTGTGGTGAATTTAACTTCTGGTAATTCTGCTTTTTTTGCTTCGTCTAACATTACTCAATCTCCACTACTGTAGAAGCACCATCTTCAACATAAACGGCTTTCCATACTGCTTTAAATGCCTGGTCTAAATCCATATCTTGACTGTATGCTTCAAACATTACAGTTTCCAATAGTTCAGGGTCTACTGTAAAATCCACTTCTTTCGCAAAATTTAGAATACGAGTTCTTAATTGGTCTAAGTATTCTTTCTCATACATTTCTTCATTAAGAACTTTATATCCAAATTTTTTACATTTTTCAATAGCTTCTCGTAATTGCATACAAATTCTCCTTATATACTATTTATGAAAAAAGACCGCTTTTGGCGGTCTTTGAATTATTGAATGTTAGTTTGTATTAACCAACGAAATGTTTACGGATTCTTGCCTGAAGATTTACTACAGGATTCTTTGTTCCGAAAACATCTTCAATTATAGAGAAAGCATAAGCCTTAATTTCTTTATCGTC